GACACTTAACCCAGTATTTCTGGCAATCATGGATGTTGTATATCTGCCACCACGATTGATTGATTTCAAAATACGCTGTTGTTTTGCAACTGTATGTTTTGCGGGAAAGCTTTGCGAGTTTAACGCAATGTTTTTATTTGCACATGATGTTGATAAACTTTGTATTTTTCTGCCTCTATGTAATGGCGTTCTTAAACCTAACTTTATTTGTTGTTTTTCAAATTCTTGCAGCTTAAAAGAATATATTATTTCATAATGATGTTGTTTATCATTCTGTTTTAATCTTTCTTTAAGTTCTTGGATTGTCTTCGGTGGCTTCTCAGTTTCAATTCCATCAATTCCATCAGATGTTGCTGCTCTTGTAAAAACCATTTGTAATATTTCCTGTCCCTGGTCGGGTCTGGGTTTTTCATGTCCTCTATCATCAATGAGTTCATTTTCATTAGTCTCAATGTCATTTTGTGGGCTTCTGAAATGTGCATATTTATCCTCATGTTTTATAAAAGTTATATTATATAAAGCTTTGGCTCGTGCTACATAGCTTTGGTTCATATCTAACAGTCTTGAAGTTTCAGCTTGTGTTAAGCCTTGTTCAGCTGCCATTTTAATTTGCCTTACAGTTCTGGGATCAATCGACATTAATAAACCTCACAAAATGCCCGCGATCATTTAACATTGGTAATTCTTCGCGTTGATTTTTCTGTAAATCTTTAATGTGCTTTTTAAAAACTTCATTTAAAATATCATTGGTGTTAAAATCAATCTTTTTACCACCAACATTAATTTCTATATCTTTAATCATAATTCTAACCCTTCTGGACGTAGTTTTGGTTTAATGGTTATTGATGAAACTTTATCTGTTTGCAGGCATTGCCCCATTGCATCAGGAAAATGTGGATAATATTCGTAATATATTGCTGGCAATGCATCCCCGCATTCTTTTGCGCTGGCATACATTTTCTCAAAGTTTGATCCACCTTCTAAAGTCAGGGAAATACTTAAAAGTGTAAAAAAGGTCATTTGTTTGATTCCCTTTTTGGCTTGTAAAGCTTTTGTTCTGTTGCAACTTCCCATAGTTTAGATAATGGTAACAATTCACTTTGTTCAATCATCCACCCTTTACCATGTCCCAAATCATTTTGGACGGCTTGCTCCAAAAACATAGTTTTTGTTGCAAAGCCAGCAACATTCATTTTATCTTCATCAACTTTTGCCACCAATACAGAACAATTTGATTTAAATGATTTTTTGCTTTTAAACAGCAACTTGCCGTGTGGGTAAAACGTAGATTTAACATCAATTGAAATGTTATGTAAAAACATATCCGCCCCATCATCAACGCCTAATTGAAATGGGTTAAAATCTAAATCAAAAACCTTTGATACGGCTAATTCTGCTTTTATGCCTAAGAAATCTAAATCCTGGTCGGTTCTGCCTTTATCTTTTCTTTGATTTGTAACACCGCTTAACCTTGCTAATTGCCAGCGTAAAGTTGCAGCTTGTTTACAATCGCTTAATTCTTTTCGTGATAATGTAACAATCATTTCATAAAACCCCTCTTTTCAACAAACAAATAATCATGTTTTAAATTAATAAGATTTAAAGATTTCAATGCTTCATACTTAATGTCTTTTAAATCTGTATTTAGCTTTAAGCCGTATTTATCTAAATATTCTTTCAAAATTTTTAATGATTTTTTGCCAAAATTTGGCATATGTTTAAAAAACTTATCAGTTCTCAATATAACATCATAAAAATATATACTGTGATTAGTTTTCTCATACCGTCCTGGGTCTTTATATGAATAAAAACTATTGCCAACCATATAATTTAAGCTGCCCCAAACCCGTGCTGTCAATTGCTCTTTAGTTACTTCACTAAACAATAATTTATATAAATGTGGGTCAATACTTTCAAGATTATGAAATAAGAATTGTTTAAGTTTTAATTCGTCCATGCTCTCAATTAAAGATATTGTCATTTTTTGATCGTTTCTTATCATTTCAAATCACCTCCAAATCATCAAGATCAATGTAATCTGTAACAAAATCTAATTCTCGTAATGATCTAAATTTCATTGGCGTCAAATCGTCGTTTACAATTGGCTTGCCTAATTCGTCTAATATGTGAAATGTTAATTCATCAACTTGAATGCTAAATTTATCCTGGATAGCCATATCATACCATGGCTGCGCTACTACTTTAGTTGTCATTTGCTTTGCTCCATGTTGCTTAAAATGTGTGATATTACATCAACAGTCCAGCCGTTGCCCAACATTCTATATCTTTGGGTGTTTGATACTGATTTAGTGTAACCATCTGGCACAGTTTGCAATCGCTCGCATTCTAACGGGGTTAGTTTGCGCCAAGACATATCTTCAACCAATATGCTGTCTTTAGTTACAGTCGTTAAGCAATTTGAATTATTATCTTCTCTTACTTCAATCTGTGGTTGATTTGGTATTGTCTTATCATAATCTTTACGTTTTCCATTTTTATCTAATCGTCGATTAACTAACCTTGCACCTTTAACAAGTATTTTAGGTTCAAGATTGCCACCAGAAGACGCACATAAACTTGGGGCTTTGCCTTCTGGTGAATATACACGCTTAACGTAATCATGGCCTTTTAAATTACTTGCATGACCCGCTAAAATTAAACCATTTGTGCTGGGGTTATTTTGTATATAACCATTTGAATATCCATGTGTTCCAGCGCAAATTGTTGCTGCCTTGCCATCTAAGGGGTGTATTGTATTTGCTTGGCTTTTATAATTTGGGTTTAATTGATTACCACCTTTATAATTTTTTATTAAATGTTGACCTGCATTATATTTTACATCAACGGGTTCTGTTTCAATAATATCTTTCAGATTAATTTGCTTGTCTTCGGGTTGCGTAATATTTGGAATATTAGTCCAATATAATCTATACCTATTTTGGGCGCTAACAAGATTGCTATTTATTGCAATCGGTTGGACACCTAAATATTCGCTAATTATATCTTGGCTTTCTTTTTTCATTCGCACGTTTTCCAGTAAAAAATACTTTGGTTTTAACTCTTTTAGCAATCGCACGTATTCAAAGAATAACTTTGATCTTGGATCGTCAAAGTTTAATTGCTTGCCAGCAAATGAAAAGCCTTGGCAAGGTGAACCGCCAAGCAATAAATCAATTTTTGGTAAAAGCTTGGCGTCAACTTTTGTAACATCTCCAATAAAATGCGTATTGGGGTAATTGGCTTTTGTTACTTGCATTGCGTACTTATCAATCTCACTTGCAAAGTAAGTTGGTTTTATGCCTAATTTATCCAATGCCAATTGCCCGCATGACATACCGTCAAATAATGAAACTACCCTCATTTGCTTTGCTCCTCAAATCTTTTTATCAATTGCTTACATAATTCTAAACGTGGAATTGTGTCTTCAAGCGCTTCATTTTCACCTTCAACACCTATTAAACCTCCACCATCATTTATTGATTGTGTCAATTCACTAAATAAATCTTTTAAATGGTCGTGCATATGATCAAGTGAAACTTGTATTAAATTTATTTCAAAATCGTTAAATTTCATTTGCTTTGCTCCTCTTTGATGTAACAATCTTTTAAACCTATATTTGATCGTTGCATATCTTTGCTAAATATACCGATCATACTATCGTTTGATGTGCAAATTACTGAATAAATGCCTGTTACATCTTTAAAGCATTCATAGCTGTCATTTGACCAGCGAACATCTAAACCGCTGTCTAATGCTTTGATTAATTCTTGTTTAGTCATTATGCAGCCTCGCAATATGTTGAATGAAATTCTATTGTGTTATCTATTAGCTGCTCATTAAGCTTGTTTAATGTATCCAGGCCCAAAAACTCAACTAATACTTTTTGCGCGTATCCATATGAACAAGCTGCATCGTGCGCAATGTAACTTGTAAAAGCATTAATAACGAATGAACGTAATTTTTTGCGGTTGTTATTACATTCTGTAATAGCTGCAAGGTTTTTTCTATAATGTGATTCACCTAAGTAAGAACCATCAAGCCAGCAAGAAAACATATTAATTGTGTAATGATCCCCGCTTAATACATCGCCTTGTAAATCTCGGATAATGTTTTGTTTAATTTCATTTGACATTGTTTTATCTTTCTTTGTTTTGGTTATGTAACCTTATTAATATATAAACTATATACTGTCAATAGGTAATATATAAATAAAATATAATAAATATATAATAA